CTTGATGAACTCACCTACAGCAAGCTTTTGGAAAAAGATGCATCAACCCTGGATGCCGCCAACAGTATTCAAACAAAGATGCCGTTGCCGATTGTGGTAGGATAAGGGGTGAATTATGTCGGATAAATGGAAACAACCTGATGCGCCACCATCGCCACTTTTTGCTGGAGAGAAGGAGCGCAATCTTGTAAAACAAGTCAATGACGAGCTAATCGAAAGGGTGGTTGGCCAACAGGTTGTTTATTATCCAATTGATTTGGAGCGAACAGCCTACCATGACATCTATGGAGAAGCAATTGTAAAGACGTTCTTACCGCCAGTCAGGGTATATGCCCTTGTGCAATGGGACGGCCTCAGAACAGTTTCAGAAAATGTTGGAATGGACAAAGAAACCTCAATAACGATCAATTTTCATAAAAGAAGACTAACAGAAGATCAGGACTTGTATGTCCGTGAGGGTGATTTTGTATTATATGGAAAAACATATTATGAAATTACGTCGCTGATTGAGCCCAAACAACTATTTGGCCAAATTGAGCACAAGTTTGAAATTAGTGCGAAATGCACTCTGGCCCGTGAAGGTATGTTCGATGCAACTTAGGAAAGTTTATTATGTCTAAAATTAAAGAATACGAAATAATGCCATCAAACCTTGAAACTATTGATAAGGCTATGGTTATTTGGTTAAGCGAGGAATTAAACTTGCATGCCACCACCAACAAGGGCAGGACTAAGGTGCCCGTGATATGGTTGGCAGCTGAGCGAAGCTTTAACATCAAGCACGATCAGGAAATTCGTGATTCAAACGGCATATTAAAGCTTCCAATTGTATCAATTAACAAAGCCACAGTAATTAAGGATCCGACTGACAAAGGCGGTTATTACGCACCATTGCCGCACAACATCAACGCAAGCAGTGATAACTTAAGGTCAGTGCGCGGCGGCATGGTCACATACTCCAAAAGAAAAGGTCAGAAAAAAACCTCAAACATTGCCAAGCAAAATAAGACACGATATCCAAGCGTTGTAGACAAGACTAAAAACTCAAGAATTGTCTTTGAAGAGATCTCCATGCCTCTGCCTGTCTATATTAATATTAACTACTCAATTGTAGTTAAAACAAACTATCAACAACAGATGAATGAGATATTGGCCGCGTTTATATACAAGCCAAACAGCCCGGGCATCAACTCTTTTATAATTAACGCTGATGGCCACCGATACGAGGCATTTATGGAGCCGACCTTCACCCCCTCAAGTAATGCATCTTCGCTTGGCGAATCGGAAAAGTATTATGAGTCAAGAATTGGAATAAAAGTACAAGGATACATCATGGGAGCGCAAGATAATGATGATCGGCCAAAAGTGATCGTCAGGGAGACAGTTGCCGAAATAGCCATCTCTAGAGAGAGGGTTGCACTAGGTGATATTAACCCTTTTTTGGAAGACGAGGATTACAGAGAGTTTTAATTCATCAATTAAATACTAATTTTGGACTTTACGACTTTCGTAGACTATTTACTAACGATAAATATAGTGGGGCCACAGTCCACAAAACGTTAATTTATTAAATTACTTTTTTATTAAGGAGCAGAAATAAATGTCAGTTAAAGGGTATAGATTTGTTTCCCCTGGAATTTTTCTAAGAGAAATCGATGCATCAGTACTGGAGCCTACGCGCCCAGAAAGAGGGCCGGTAGTTGTCGGTCGCTTTAAACAAGGTCCGGGTAACAGGCCCGTTGTCGTACAAAATTATCAAGATTTTGTTCAAACTTTTGGAGCCCCCCATCCGGGCGGCGCTGCCTCTGATGAATGGCGCGGCGATGCACATGGCGGCCCAACTTACGGAGCGTACGCGGTTGAAGGATTTTTGAATGCCGGCGTTGCCCCTGCCACCGTTATGAGGGTCATGGGAACGCAAGACCCTAGCGCGACCACCGCCGGTAAAGCCGGTTGGGACGCCAAAAACTCTTCCGGCACTTCTGTTTACCACGTCAGCCCGGGCGCTGCCGGCGGCTCTACAAACATATCTGCGCTTGGCACCAATGGCGGGGCTTATGGATTGTTTATCTTTCCAACTGGCTCAACAGCGACTGGTGGAGGGCCGGCCGATGACTACGCAGCTGCCCCCGCCGCAAACAAGCAGCACCCTACTGGCACCCTTGCCGCAGTCTTCTACTTAAGTGAAGGCATGGTTGAATTGAGTGGTACGCTTCCCGATGGCGCACATGCTATTGGAATAGGCGGCACTGCTGGAGAGGCAGTCACGGGCTCCGCGGTAATGCTGAGATCCCTCAGCGGCTCTGGGACCACCTATAATGCGCACACCTTTGGTCTTCAATTTAGAAATGCTGCCGGCGCAGTTGTTAAAAATTCCATTGTCGACTTTACATTAGGCAGCGAATACTACATACGTCGCCAGTTAAGCACAGGTCCAACTAGAACAAACGGAACCATAAGTGCCACAGAGGACCGTCTTACTTATTGGCTCGGCGAAAGCTTTGAGCAAAACCTAGAACAAGTAGTATCTTGTGTCAGTGGCTCAGAAGGCGAGCAGTTAGGCGTAATTCTTGGACTTGGCAACGCTAATGCTGAATGGCAAGAGCATCGCGAAGGATATGCAAACGCAAAAACTGGCTGGTTTATCCATCAGGACGATGGCGACGCCTCCAACTTTAATGTGCTAGCAATACAAAAATTATTTAGATTTCATGCCCTTGATCATGGAGAGTGGGTACAAAACAACCTAAGGTTATCAATTGAGAACATACAAAAATCACCGAGTAAAATTTATAGATATGGAAAATTTGATGTTGTGTTGAGAAACTTAGCTGCCACAAAAGATGGCGATAATGCGGTTGAACTATATTCTGAATGTAGTTTGGACCCCCAATCAGAACGCTATGTGGCCAAGCTGATTGGTGACAAGTACGTTGAATGGGATGCCGATAATTTGCAAATGAGAGAATATGGCACATACGACAACCAATCAAAATACGTTCGCATTGAACTGTCAGATACTGTCAAAGAAGGTACACTATCCCCTGAATTGGTGCCTTTTGGTTTTTACGGACCTCCACGATTCTCGGGCTTCTCTTTCAAGAGTGGTAGTGCAAACTTCCACCCCTTTGCAGACACCGCTGGCTCAGCATTTGCTAATGCTTTTGTCGAAGCTTCCGGTAGCATTCCATCTATTCAGGCTATGGGCCGAGATGTTCGCGAGCCCATGGGCACTGGCCGAGATGCAATTGGCCCTCTTACGAAAGGTCAAACCGCCGCCGACGACTACGCGTATCATGTTAGTGCTAGATTCCCTGAACTCAAGCTTGTTAAAACTTGCTCTGTTGGTTCTTTGGGCGGCGCCACGTATCATACTCACTTTGGCGTTGACTGGTCTAGACAAAGTTCCGTCGGTTCTGGCGGCACCCCATCCGAATCACCTATGTTCCAATTAGATCACAGCGTTAAGGACGTTGTCCGCAGAATGCCAGCCTACTATGCCACCGGCTCTGCCGACGGCACCGATAGTGCAGTAGAAGATTCTTGGGTATTCACCTTGGACGATATTATACTTGAAGAGGGTGCATCAAAAGACACGACCGATGGAATGTCGGGAGTTGCGCTTCCGTTCCCGCTAGCATATTACGTTTCGGGCTCACGACGCAACACCCTTGATGAAGGTTCTGCATGGTCTAGCTCTACACACAGAAGTTGGACTGCTGCATCGGGCGCCTTCAATGACAGCAACGAAGGCCTGTGCGACTTCGGATTTAACAAGATGACTACGCTATTTTATGGCGGCCATGATGGATTCGACCTCACAGAAAGTGAACCTCTCCGCAATACGTACTTAGATGATGCTGCCGGCGAGAGAACAACAAACTATGGCTACAACTCTGTAATGAGATCTTTGGAAATATTATCAGACCCAGAATATGTTGAATACAATGTATTAGCAGTTCCCGGTTTGACTGAAACCAACTTGACAGACAAAATGCTATCAGTTTGTGAAGACCGCGCGGATGCTCTTGCAATCATTGACGTGCCGGGGGGCTTTGTCCCTAGGGGAGAATCTAACGGTACCGACTCAGCAAGACGTGGCTCAATTAATTCAATTGTCAGCAACCTTAAAGGTAGAGAGCTTGATTCCAGTTATGGCTGCGCTTACTACCCGTGGGTACAGATTGCTGATACAAGAACAAAACAAAGATTGTATGTTCCACCATCAGTTATCGCACTCGGAGTTTTTGCTAGCTCTCAGGCTGCATCCGATGTATGGTTCGCACCGGCAGGATTTGTACGCGGCGGCTTAGGTAGCCAAGGCATGGACCCCGGCGCCGCAGGCTTGAAAGTCCTTAACGTTAAGGATCGAATTGTATCCAGCGACCGAGACTTGCTATACGAACACTCTGTCAACCCGATTGCTAAATTCCCATCAGAGGGGATCGTGGTGTTCGGCCAGAAGACCCTTCAAGCATTACCCTCAGCATTAGACCGAATTAATGTTAGAAGACTGCTCTTACACGTTAAGAAAGAGATATCTATCATCTCTTCACAGACGTTATTTCAACCCAATGTTAAAGCAACATGGCTTAGTTTCTCTGGCAGAGCAAACAGGTTCTTGGCCTCTGTACAGGCTCGCTTTGGATTGACAGATTATTTAGTCCAACTTGATGAAACAACCACAACAGACGACCTTATTGATAGAAACATTTTATATGCCAGAATATTCTTGAAGCCTGCAAGGGCAATTGAATTTATTGCAATTGATTTTGTCATAACAAGAAGTGGAGCTTCTTTCACTGATTAGAGATAAAAAGAAATGAGTGAACTATATATTTTAGACCCATCAAAGGAAACAACATAAATGGCAGAAAATAAAGATTTTTGGAGATCAGCGGCAATTGAACCTAAGCGTGGCTATAGGTGGTATATTACGTTTGATCAGTTAGGTGATGCAGGGAGAAGCGAAGCCAATGCAAACGGTGACGCCTCAACATGGGGCGGTGGAGCCCTTCAGTATGCATGCAAGCGTGTAGATAAGCCAGGAATCTCTGTCTCTGAGACCGAGCACACATATTTAAATCACAAATTTTACTACCCAGGTCGTGTTGACTGGAGCGAAGTAAGTGTGTCGTTCGTAGATGTTGTTGGTTCGAACGGCGCCGCAGATGTAATGTTATCATTGCTTAACAACGCGGGCTATTCTGTACCTACTGCTGCAGATCAGGAGAATTCAAACTTGCACACTCTAGGCAAGCACTCAATGAATGCACAAATTGGCGATGTTACAATTACACAAGTTAATGCTGCCGGAGAAGACATCGAAGAATGGATTCTAAGAAATGCGTTCATCAAGAGCGTCAGGCTTTCTGGGCTAGACTACGGCAGCGAAGACATGGCCACTGTTGATATCAGCATTAGATATGACTGGGCAACCTATAGTAGACCCTCAACCGCTGCCCCAGAAGGAGATTCTACCGCCAAATCCGATCTCGCCGGCAAAGTGCTTTTCGGCACAACTAACACCACGGGAACCTCCTCCACATAATCAAATAAAATAAACATTTAACAATTAAGATTAAATTAACTATAATTAAAGAGCTATTCAACAAAGAGGTGTAAATGGCTAGAAATAACAGTTCGCGGACTTCGGCACCAGAGCCAGAACAGCACGCAGTAGC